TCGGATGATGATATATCTGCTGATAGATTAAAAAACGCAGCAGCTACAAAGAAGTTGGCTATATTTGATGCTTTTGAAATTCTAAACAGAATAAAAGAAGAAGAGGATATGCTTGAAAACAAACCTAAGGAAGAAGAGGTTAAAAAAGCTTTTAAAGGTTTTGCTGAAAAAAGGTCTAAGTAATGTACGAGCAGACTTTATATAATGTTGTAACGCCTATAAGAAAAAACACTATATCTAGAATGAATAAATCTAGAAAGTGGAAGTACGGTTACGATAAAGAACACGATATTGTTGTCATTAGCAAAACAGGTCAAATTGGTGAAATATATAATATACAGAACCTAAAAATTGCTTTACCCAAAGCACCTGCTAAAATAGACAAAACTAATAACAAGTGGAAAGTCGAAGAATATCCTAAAGAACTAAAATCAATAACTAGTATATTTGATTGGAGAGAATATCCTGAAGATTTTCAAAATAAATGGGAGGGGTATATAGATGAACAATTTAAAAGAAGAGAAGAAGGTCATTGGTTCAATAACAAGAACGTGGCTACTTACATCACTGGTACTCATTTTATGTACCTGCAATGGTCTAAGATTGACGTTGGGAACGCAGACTTTAGGGAAGCAAACAGATTATTCTATATATTCTGGGAAGCTTGTAAAGCAGACAGTAGATGTTACGGAATGTCTTACCTTAAAAACAGACGTTCAGGATTTTCATTTATGGCATCAGGAGAAACAGTCAATATGGCAACCATCTCAAGTGACGCTAGATTTGGAATATTATCAAAATCTGGATCGGATGCAAAGAAAATGTTTACCGATAAAGTTGTACCAATCTCAGTTAACTACCCATTCTTCTTTAAGCCCATACAAGACGGTATGGATAGACCAAAAACCGAACTCGCGTATAGGATACCAGCGTCTAGGCTTACGAGAAAATCAATACAAGCTAAAAAGAGTACAGAAGTACTAGAGGGATTAGATACTACTATTGACTGGAAAAATACAGGAGATAACTCTTATGATGGTGAAAAACTAAGGTTACTAGTACATGATGAAAGTGGTAAATGGGAAAGACCTGATAACATATTAAATAACTGGAGAGTTACAAAAACATGTTTAAGACTAGGTTCTCGAATTATAGGTAAGTGTATGATGGGTTCAACCTCAAACGCTTTAGACAAAGGAGGTTCTAATTTTAAAAAATTATATAATAACTCTAATGTTTTAAAAAGAAACAAAAACGGTCAAACAGCGTCAGGATTGTATTCTTTATTTATTCCGATGGAGTGGAATTACGAAGGTTTTATAGATGAGTTTGGGCACCCTGTATTTAACACACCTAAAGAAGTGGTAACAGGTCCATTAGGAGACATTATAGATGTCGGAGTTATAGAACACTGGGATAATGAGGCTGAAGGATTAAAAGGCGACCAGGATGCTTTAAATGAATTCTACAGACAATTTCCACGCACAGAAGAACATGCTTTTAGAGACGAAGCTAAGAATAGTATATTTAATTTAGCAAAAATATATGAGCAAATAGATTATAACGAAGATTTAAGTAATACTAATGTATTAACAACAGGTAGTTTTCAATGGGCTAACGGCATAAAAGATTCAACAGTTATATTCACACCTAATCCTAATGGAAGGTTTAAAGTTTCTTGGGTACCTGGAGCAGCTTTGCAAAATAGACAAATTATTAATAAAGGGCTAAAAAGTCCAGGTAATGAACATATGGGTGCTTTCGGATGTGACAGCTACGATATATCAGGCACAACGGATGGTCACGGTTCAAAAGGCGCTTTGCACGGTTTAACTAAATTTAGTATGGAGGATGCTCCTGCAAATACATTTTTTTTAGAATATATTGCGCGACCTCAAACCGCTGAAATATTTTTTGAAGATGTATTAATGGCTTGCGTGTTTTACGGAATGCCAATACTAGCAGAAAACAATAAACCTAGATTATTGTATTACTTTAAAAGAAGAGGTTACAGAGGTTACTCGATGAATAGGCCTGACAAAATATGGAACAAGTTATCTGTTACTGAAAGAGAAATAGGTGGTATGCCTAACTCAAGCGAAGATATAAAACAAGCTCACGCAGCAGCTATAGAAACATATATAGATAAACATGTTGGATTACTCGAAGATGGGCAATACGGAGCGATGTATTTTAACACCACTCTTAATGATTGGGCTGGATTTGATATAAATAAAAGAACAAAGTTTGATGCCGCAATAAGTTCAGGGCTGGCTATAATGGCTTGTAATAGACACTTATATCACCCAAGACCTAATGTAGAAAAAAATAAAATAAGTTTAAAAATAGCTAAATACACTAATTCTGGTGGATTTTCAAAATTAATAGAAAAATAAAAATATGGCTGAGTCAGTTATAACAAGTTATTTTCCAAGTCAAATAGCTAGTGATCAAGAAAAGCAATCACTAGAATACGGAACAACAGTTGGTAGAGCTATCGAAAGAGAATGGTTTAATAATGATAATGGCAATAGCCGTTTTAAAAGTAATCAAGTATCTTTTCATAATCTAAGGCTGTATGCTAGAGGAGAACAAAGCATTCAAAAATACAAAGATGAGTTATCTATAAACGGTGATTTATCTTATTTAAACTTAGACTGGAAACCAGTACCTATTATACCTAAGTTTGTAGATATAGTTGTTAACGGTATTTCAGACAGACAATTTGATATAAAAGCATATTCACAGGACCCTTATGGAGTAAACAAAAGGACTAAGTATATGGAGTCTCTTATTAGAGATATGCAGACTAAAGAGTTAAATGAATTCGCAGAAGCTGAGTTTGGAGTTAACTTGTTTGAAAACGATCCAGAGACATTACCGAAAAACAAAGAAGAGTTAGATGTCCATATGCAACTTAGCTATAAGCAGCAAGTTGAGTTAGCTGAAGAACAAGCTTTAAACGTATTGTTAGATGGCAACAAGTACGATCTTATAAAAAGAAGATGTAATTACGATATAACCACGATAGGTATAGGTGCAGTAAAAAATACTTTTACAAAAGCAGAAGGAGCTAAAGTAGAATATGTAGATCCAGTTAATTTGGTTTGGTCATATACTGATTCGCCTTATTTTGATGATATATATTACGTAGGAGAAGTTAAGTCTGTTCACTTAAATGAACTTAAAAAAGAATTCCCTTGGTTAACAAATGATGATTTAAAAGAAATAGCAAGTCAGTCTGTAAGTAATAGTGGTTTTTATAATAGAACTATAAACAATAACGACGAAGACGATTCTAATACTGTTCAAGTGCTGTACTTTAATTACAAGACTTTCACTAACGAAGTATACAAAGTAAAAGAAACAGCTACAGGAGCTTCTAAGATAATACCTAAAACAGATGAGTTTAATCCTCCTGAAGAAATGTATGAGGAATATGGTATATCAAAATTATCTCAGTCGTTAGAAGTACTATATGAAGGAGTAAAGATTGTAGGTGGTAAAATGCTTAAATGGGAGATGGCTAAAAATATGATACGCCCTAAGAGTGATTATACTAAAACTAAAATGAATTATAGTATTGTTGCGCCTAGAATGTATAAAGGTAGAATAGAGAGCATCGTTTCGCGTATAACGGGCTTTGCTGATATGATTCAGTTAACGCATTTAAAATTACAACAAGTAATGTCTAGAATGGTTCCGGATGGTGTTTATCTTGATGCAGACGGTTTAGCTGAAGTTGATTTAGGAAATGGCACAAATTACAATCCACAAGAAGCATTAAATATGTTTTTTCAAACAGGTTCTGTAATTGGTAGATCATTTACGCAGGATGGAGATATGAATCCAGGTAAAGTACCTATTCAAGAAATATCAACTGGTTCAGGTGGTGGAAAAATGCAAAGCCTTATAGGTAACTATAACTACTATATGCAGATGATACGCGACGTAACTGGACTTAACGAAGCTAGAGATGGAAGTACTCCAGATTCTAGAGCATTGGTTGGTGTTCAAAAAATAGCTGCAGCAAATTCTAATGTAGCCACAAGACATATATTAGATGGTAGTTTGTTTTTAACAGCAGACCTGTGTGAAGGATTATCTTTAAGAATTTCAGATATAATAGAGTACTCACCAACTAGAGAAGCTTTTATTCACAAAATTGGTAACCAAAACGTTGCTGTGCTGGAAGAAATGAAAAATCTTCACTTGTACGATTTTGGTATTTTTATAGAGCTACAACCAGACGAAGAAGAAAAAGCTGTATTAGAAAACAATATTCAAGCAGCTGTCCAAAGCGGGCTTATTGATTTATCCGATGCAATTGACCTTAGAGAGATTAAAAATTTAAAGCTAGCTAATCAATTACTAAAGATAAGAAGAGTAGAGAAACAAAAGCGTGACCAACAAATTCAACAGCAAAATATACAAGCACAAGCAGATGCGAACGCTCAAGCTCAACAAGTAGCTGCTCAAGCAGAGGTACAAAAGAACCAAGCTCTTACACAACAAAAAATAGAATTAGAGAATGTTAAAGCTAGTATTGCTGATCAAAAACTAATGAAAGAAGCTACATTAAAGAAAGAGCTTATGCAATTAGAATTTGAAATGAATATGCAATTAAAAGGTATAGAAGTTAACAATCGTAAAACAGAAGTAAGCGATAAAGAAGACCGAAAAGACGAAAGAACTAAACTACAAGCAACGCAACAAAGCGAATTAATAAATCAAAGACAAAACAGTTTACCGCCTAAAAACTTCGAATCCTCAGGAAACGATATACTTAGCGGTGATTTCAGCTTAGGTTCCTTCGACCCTAAGTAATAATAATAGTAACAATTATATAATATTTTATCATGGAAGAACAATTAGAACAAGCTAACCCTGAAGTGGAAGTAGCTAAAGCAGAGGATACTAGTCCTATGTCATTCGAAGATGGTGTTATTAAAGTTAATTTAAATGACCTTAATAAACCTCAAGAAGAAAGTGTTCCAGAAGCACAACCAGAACCAAAGGAGATTGTAAACGAAACAATTGAAGCTGAAGAAGCATCTGAGACACCGGAACCTCCAGTTCAAGAATTACAGCAAGAACCGGAATCATATATTGAAGAAGTAACCAATGAAGAAGTTCAAGAAGTTGCTGAAGAATTAGAAGAGCAAGTAGAACAAGCGTTAGTTGAAGCTGAGGCTGGTATAGAATTACCTGAGAATATACAAAAGGTAGTTGAGTTTATGAACGAGACAGGTGGAAGCTTGGAAGATTACGTAAAACTAAATACAGATTACTCTTCTTTAAACGAAGATCAATTACTTAGAGAATACTACGAAAGCACAAGACCTCACTTGGATAAAGAGGATATTGATTTTTTAATGGAAGACAATTTTTCATTTGATGAAGATATAGACGAAGAAAGAGATATACGTAGAAAAAAAATAAGTAAAAGAGAAGAGCTTTCAAAAGCTAAAAATCACCTAGATGGATTAAAAACTAGGTATTACGATGAAATAAAAGCTGGATCTAAATTAAATCCAGAGCAAGTAAAAGCGGTAGAATTCTTCAACCGTTATAAACAAGAGAATGAAGAAGCAACTAGAGTAGCTGAAAGCCAGTTATCTACATTTAAAAATAAAACAGAAAGTCTGTTTTCTAATGATTTCAAAGGTTTTGATTTCAACGTTGGAGAAAAGAAATTTCGTTTTAAAGTAAACAACGTAGATCAGGTAAAAGACACCCAAAGCGACATCAATAATTTGGTCAAGAAGTTCTTGAACGATAAAAATGAAATGAATGACGCTGCAGGTTATCACAAGTCTTTATTTACAGCTATGAATGCAGACAAGATTGCTAATCACTTTTATGAGCAAGGAAAATCCGACGCTATGAAAGCCAGCATGCAGAAGGCAAAAAATATTGACATGAATCCTCGAGGAGCCCATGAAAATGTTAAACCGCCTAACGGCTGGACGGTTAAGTCAATTAAGACTGGTAGTTCTTCTAAATTTGGAATAAAAACTAGAAAATAAAACTTAAAAATTTAAAATTATGGCATTCGAAGGAAGCGCAGGAGCATTAGCACATTTGACTCCAAGACCAACACAAACATTATTTAACGACAACTATCTCTCTTTAGCAGAGATGAACTTTACACAACAGTTCTTACCAGAAGTATATGAGAAAGAAGTAGAAAGATACGGAAACCGTACTATCTCTGGATTCTTACGTATGGTAGGTGCTGAAATGCCTATGGCATCTGATCAAGTAGTTTGGTCTGAGCAAGGTAGATTACACATTGCTTATGATGACGTAACTGTTACAAACGGAACTACTATTTCTATTCCAGCAGTAGCAGGTGCTTCAAAAAATCTTATCGGTGCAGGTGCTACTATCGTAATAGCTAACGCAGCAGGAACAACTGTTGAAAAAGCTTATGTACAGAGTGTTGCAACAGTAGCAGGCGTTGCTACTCTTACTGTAACTGGCTATGCAGGAGCTATTAGCTTTACTGCAACTGGGGACGCGAAAGTATTTGTATACGGATCTGAATATGCAAAAGGAACTAGCAATGCTGGAACTTCAGTAGACGCTGCTTTTGAACAATTTAGCAATCAACCAATTATACTTAGAGACAAGTATAACGTTAGCGGTTCTGACACTGCTCAAATTGGATGGGTTGAAGTTACTACTGAAGCTGGAACTTCTGGATACTTATGGTACTTGAAGTCTGAGCATGAAGCTAGAATCCGTTTCGAAGACCAATTAGAAATGTCTATGATTGAAGCTGAAAAATCATCAGCAGGTATTACTGTTGCCAGCTCTACTTTCGGTGGAGGAAGTACACTAAAAGGTTCTGACGGTTTATTCGCAGCTCTTGAAAATAGAGGTCTTGTTTACGCTTCATCAGATTTTGACGGAGCAGACGGGTTAGGTGAATTTGACACTATTTTACAAGAACTAGATAAACAAGGAGCTATTGAGGAGAACATGATGTTTTTAGACAGAGCTACTTCTTTATCTATTGACAACATGTTAGCTCAACAAAATTCTTATGGAGCTAATGGTACATCTTACGGTGTATTTAACAACTCTGAAGATATGGCTTTAAACTTAGGTTTCTCAGGATTCCGAAGAGGTTCTTATGACTTTTACAAAACTGACTGGAAATACTTAAACGATTCTACCACTCGTGGATTAGTTGGAGATATTGAGGGGGTTATTGTACCAGCTGGAACTTCTACAGTTTATGATCAACAATTAGGTAAAAACATTTCAAGACCATTCTTACACGTACGTTATAGAGCTTCTGAAGCAGACGATAGAAAAATGAAATCTTGGATTACTGGATCTGTTGGTGGAAACTATACAAGCGACGAAGATGCAATGAATGTACACTTCTTATCTGAAAGATGTTTATGCGTACAAGGTGCTAACAACTTTGTATTATTGAAAAAAGCGTAGAGCTAAATTAATGTAATTATTACCCTCGTTGAATCTACGGGGGTAATTATTACTCTTATTAAACTATTAAATTATATTATATCATGGCTAAACAAGCTACAGCTAAAAAAGTTGAGGTTGCTCCTCAGCAAGCAGTTAAACCTGCTGTAAAAACACCTACTAAACCAGTATTTGAATTTAAAGACAGAACGTATTATATAGCTACAGGTAAATCTCCTTTAGCTTACGCACTTAACTCAAGACATTCTTCAAGAAAACCTTTATTGTATTTTGACAAAGAGTCTGGTTATCAAAGAGAATTAAGGTATGCTACTAATCAAAAATCTCCATTTGTAGATGAGCAAAAAGGAGAAAGTACTTTAGGTAGAATTGTTTTTAGAAACGGTACATTAACCGTAAAAAAAGAGAATGTTAGTCTTCAAAAATTATTATCTTTGTATCACCCTTTAAAAGATACAATATACAAAGAACTTGATAAAGAAGCTGATTCTGTTAACGAATTAGATTGGATTGAATTAGAATTAGAAGCTCTTACGGCTGCTAAAAGCATTGAAATAGATCACGCTGAAGCTATCTTAAGATCAGAATTTGGAGAAGAAGTTACAAGGCTATCTTCTAGTGAATTAAAAAGAGACTTAATGATATTTGCAAAAAGAAATCCTGTTTTATTTTTGGATTTAGCTAATGACGATCATATTCAATTAAGAAATACAGGAGCAAAAGCTGTTGAAGCTGGAATCCTAAACCTATCTGCAGATCAACGCACGTTTACTTACGGTGCTGGAGGTAGAAAATTAATGACAGTACCTTTTGATGAACATCCTTATTCAGCATTAGCGTCTTACTTTAAGACCGATGATGGAATGGAAGTTTACAAAGCAATTT